TTACAAGAAAGGGAGTACTGACCATTAATGTATCATCTGTTCTCGGTAATACAGATGCGACGATTTCTGATTCTTATTCATATACAGGTGTTAACGACGGCGGCGTTGAATTCTCTGTAGTATTCGATGCTGTCACTAATAATGTATCTGTGCGCTATCAGAGTGTAGATGCTATAGGTACTATCACTTATAAAATTTCACAATTACAATAAATGTTTTTTAAAACTGCTGACGAAAGAATGTCTGCTTGGCTCGAACTTCGTAAGAAGCTAACACAAGCAGACAGACCATTTGACCAAGTTGTCGAATTTTGGGCAGAAGCCCCATTGATAATACATAATCATAAAATCAACCCATATAACCCCAAAAGCTGGCCGACTCCTTGGGAAATCATTAACGAAAATAAGTATGATGATTTTACATTAGCTTTGATGATCGGATATACTTTAAAGTTGTCAGATCGGTTTAAAAATGAATCAATCGAAGTGCGGACGATGGTTGATTCTGCTAAGACAAAGCTGTATAATTTAGTATATGTAGGCAATGACGTAGTCCTAAATTACGACAGATTTAGCACTACCAATCCGTTAGAAGTTGATACAGATTTATACGTAGAAAATGTAGTCTCGGTCATCTATCCTCGGTAAATATCATCCTATAAGTTAAAATAAGAAAAGGTTGAGTACATGATCACAGTCGTAAAACGAGATGGGACACGAGTCCCATTGGATATCTCAAAGATTCAAAGGCAAGTGGCATTTGGTTGTCAAGGCATTGACGGTGTAAGTCCGTCAATGATTGAAATCAAAGCCCAAATCGAATTACATGACGGGATGGCAACTAAAACAATTGATGAGCTGTTGTTAAAAGCAATGGTGAATCTCATCGACGAAACAGAAAACCCGGAAATAAACAACACTAATTATCAATACGTAGCAGGCCGGCAACGTGTGAGTATGCTTCGAAAAGAAGTGTACGGGCAGTATCAACCACCTTCATTGTACAGTATAGTTAAAAAGAATGTCGAGGCCGGAATGTACACTCCAGAACTGCTAGACTGGTACTCCGAAGAAGAATGGAATATTATCGATCTTGTTATCGACCATTCAAAAGATGAGCTATATACCTATGCAGCAATCGAACAACTTGCAGAGAAGTATCTAGTTCAAAACAGATCAACTGGACAAATTTACGAAACACCTCAAGTTAGATATGCAGTTGCGGCCGCCACAGCATTCCATAAGGAACCAAAGTCTACTCGTCTAAAGCTAGTTAAAGAATATTACGAGTGCGCTTCTGAGGGGCATTTTACTCTTGCTACGCCTGTTCTCGCTGGGCTCGGAACAACTACTAAGCAATTTAGTTCCTGTGTTCTCATTTCTAGCGATGATACCCTTGACAGTATTTTTGCTGCCGGAGAAATGATGGCCAAGTATGCTTCAAAGCGTGCTGGCATTGGTTTAGAAATCGGAAGAATCAGACCGATTGGTTCCCCAATCAGAAACGGTGAAATTAAACACACCGGTATGATTCCTTTCTTAAAGAAGTGGTTCGGCGATCTCCGTAGTTGCAGTCAAGGCGGTATTCGCAATGCAAGCTGCACAGTCACTTTCCCTATTTGGCACTATCAATTTGAAGACTTAATTGTTTTAAAGAATAACCAAGGCACTGAAGAAACTCGCGTTCGCCAAATGGACTATTCTGTTGTTGTAAGTGCTTTATTCTGGAAGAGATTTAAAAACAAAGAAAATATTACGTTATTTGATCCGCATGAAGTTCCGGATCTTTACGAAGCGTATTATAGAGATACACAAGAGTTTGAGAAATTATATGCCAAGTACGAACAGAGTAAGTCAATTAAGAAGAAAGTTATTAGCGCGGAAGAAGTCTTCAAGAATGCTATTCTTAAAGAGCGAACTGATACTGGCCGGATCTATCTTGTTAATATCGATAATGTTATTAACCAAGGTCCTTTTAACTGTTTAGTTGATCCAATTTATCAGTCGAATCTTTGCCAGGAGATTTTGCTGCCAACTCGTCCGTTCCAGAGAATCGAAGACGAAGCAGGTAGAATTGCATTATGTACGCTAGGTTCAGTTAACTGGGGTGTATTCCGCAACCCGCAAGAAATGCGAAAGGCATGTAGAATTCTTGTTCGAAGTTTGAGCAACTTACTGTCGTACCAAGACTTTTTAAGCGTGCAGAGCTATCTGGCAAACAAGGAATTCGAGCCGCTAGGAATCGGTATTACTAATCTTGCATATTGGCATGCTCGTCGAAATCTGAAGTACGGCGAAGATGCAGCACTTGCTGAAGTTCGTAGATGGATGGAACATCTAGCATTTTATCTCACCGAAGCAAGCGTCGAACTTGCAAAAGAAAGAGGTAAATGTGAAAGAAGCGATCATACGTGGTATGGGCAGGGAGTGTTCCCTTGGGAACGTCGAAATAAGAATGTTGATGAGATAACAGACTTTACACCGAGCTTGAACTGGGAACCTCTACGTGCAGATCTTAAACGATACGGTATTCGCAATGCTACACTAATGGCGGTGGCTCCAGTTGAATCGAGTTCGGTGGTGCTGAATAGTACCAACGGTATCGAAATGCCAATGGAACTAATTAGTGTTAAAGAAAGCAAGGCAGGGTCATTTGTGCAAGTGGTGCCTGACTATAAGAGGCTAAAGGGTAGGTATCAGTTAATGTGGGATCAAACTGATTGTGTTGATTATCTAAAAACTGCGTCAGTTCTTGCAGCATATATTGATCAATCACTTTCGACTAATACGTTTTATAATCCTGCACATTTCCCCGAAGGTAAGATCCCAGGAACCCTGGTTGCTAAGAATTTAATGTTAGCGTATCGGTGGGGCCTCAAAACAATTTATTATTCCTTAATAAACAAGGTCGGGGCTAAAGCAGGTGTATCATCAGCTGCAACAGTTGATAATACCAATCTGCCTACTAACGAATACGACGAGTCAGGCGACGATGATTGTCTAGCCTGCAAATTGTAATTATTGAGTAAATCGATATTAAATTAGCGTCAATAAGTTGGCGCTAATTTTTTCGGGTTCGATTGCATTTGTCTGGCTACTAGCGTAATATAGTTAAAGAAAGAGAGAATTTATGTCTAAAGAACAATACGATTTTACAAAGCAAACTAACTACCTGAAGCGCAGAATGTTCCTGGATCCTGCCGGTCCTGTCACTATTCAACGGTTCGAAGAAGTTAAATATCCAAAACTGCAAAAGTACGAAGAACTTGCCCGCGGATTTTTCTGGGTTCCTGAAGAAATTAGTCTTACAAAGGATAAGATGGATCACAAGGAAGCAAGTGATGCAGTGAAACATATTTTTACCAGTAATCTTCTTCGCCAGACTGCACTCGACAGTCTACAAGGCCGTGCACCTTTCCAAGTTTTTGGACCTGTAACAAGTATTCCTGAACTTGAAGCATTAACTTTAACCTGGTCGTTCTTTGAAACGTCTATCCATTCTAAGAGCTATAGTCATATTATTCGTAATGTGTATGGAGTTCCGAAGGAAGAGTTTAACAAGATTCATGACACTACTGAAATTGCAGAAATGGCCGCTGCTGTAGGAAAATACTACGAAGCACTTCATATTCTAAATATTCGAAAAGAACTTGGGGAGGAAATTTCCGAGCGTGAACATAAGCGAGCTATTTGGTTAGCATTGCATGCTAGTTATGCACTCGAAGCGTTGCGATTTATGGTATCATTTGCTACGAGCTTAGCAATGGTCGAAAATAAGATCTATATTGGTAACGGTAATATCATTAGTTTAATTCTTCAGGACGAGTTACTGCACACCGAATGGACCGCGTGGCTTATTAACAACGTCGGTAAAGATGATCCTGAGTTCTTAGAAATTGCACAAGAATGTGCAGCAGAAGTGTATCAACTATATCTCGAGGTTATTCGAGAGGAAAAGGCATGGGCAGATTATCTCTTTAAGAAGGGCGTGGTTATTGGCCTAAACGCCGCAATCCTTAAAGACTTTGTTGACTTTACAGCCTACACTCGGTTAAAAGAAATTGGAATTCGTTATCTAGAGGATCATCCAAAGATTACTCCTATTCCGTGGTTTAATAAGCACTTAAATATTAACAAGAAGCAGTCTGCTTTACAAGAAACTGAATCGACTAACTATGTTATCGGAGTTATGGGGACTGAAATCGATCACAAAGATTTACCAGATTTATAAAAGGAGAAATATATGACAGCAATCGTATGGTCTAAACCAAACTGCCCGCATTGCGAGCAAGCTAAACAACTTCTAGCAACAAAAAATATTAATTTCGAAGTTCGTGTAATCGGATCGGATTGGACAAAGGAGCAGCTTTTAGAAGCAGTCCCGAACGCTAGAACAGTCCCACAGATCTTTATTGACAATGAATACGTAGGCGGAATTAACGAGCTTCGTAAACGAGTATTGTCTTAAAAGAAAGAATCTGATGTCGTTAACTTATAAGGATTTGTATTCTGTTTCTATTACAGATTCGTCCATTCTACGTAAGCAAATCAATCATTACGACAGTAACGCAAGCATCTCTGGTTCGTTAATGGTCGGTGGAACTTTACAAGTTAACGGAGAAGATATTATCAAATCGCTAAACGAAATTAAAGATCGTTTAGCGATCCTTACTCCGGACTTTGAAAAGATGGAAAAATTTGCAGCTCTTAAAAATGCCTATGAAAACTACAAAACAATTGAAAGGTTAGTCAGCAATGGCGATACCGATTGACACCGCAAAATTAGAAAAAATTATCGCAAAACAATCGCAAGAAATTCGAAAGCTCTCTGCGAAGGTACTATTTTTAGAAAGAGAAAACTCTCGGAGAAAACAAGAAATACAACAATTAACTGCGAAAATTAAATGAAAAACTCTGCCCTAAAAAAATGGATATATAGAAACGATGTCAAGATTCTAGAAACTAATCGACGAGTTTACAAATCAGCACCACCGAGCTTTGATTTTTTCTCTAGGGACGATATGTATATTCCTCCGGAAGTTGTTATAGAAAACGCGTATGTTATCGAGATTCCGGAAAGTAAATTAGAAGAAATTGTAAACTTTGAGCGTCGCGTTTTTGGTAATCGTCCAAACTATGATGATCATTATTATGACCTATTTCACAACATTTTAGAAAAACAGGAATTTGAATCTCAAATAAGAGAAAAACACCCTGCAGTAAAAAACGCATTTGAACAATACAAAACATTATTAGAACTTGCCAAGAGTGGCAATCTTTAAAGGAAATTTATGCTTATTAATAAAGGTTTTTCAGCGAACGATATTGTTAGTTTAAAGTTAGTTAACGGCGACGAGCTTATTGCAAGATTTGAAGAAGAATCAGCGGATACTATTACTATCTATAAACCTCTAGCAGTTACATTAGGGCCGCAAGGGCTAGGAATGATCCCTTGGATGTTCCTCGGAGATCGGGATAAGTATGTGTTACAGCGATCGCATGTGTTTGCTGTAGTTCCTTCGAAGCCCGATGCCGCTTCTCAATATATTCAAGGAACTACAGGTATCGCAATTGTTTAAGGAATAAGTATGCCGTATATCCCAGGATCTGGTAGAATATCAGATGTTTATCACAGTGACAATGTATTTGCCAATTTTATACCAGTTGCACTTTGGAACGATGCTAACGGACCAGAAGCAGCAGTTATGGCGCAGATCTTGGGGCCTAACTTTCTATCCGACGGCGGGACTATCACAGTTGACGGGGAAGAAGATCCTAACATCGTAATCAGACACCAACAAGCATTAGTTGATGCAGGTATCATCAAACAATCAGATCTAAATAAAGGAAACGATCCTACAGTTGGGTCGAGTGATAGTAGCACCCCGCAAATTACAACGGCTACATTTACCACATCTACAGTTGATACGTCTCAGACGTCTTTTCCGGATTCCTATCGATTGTCTACAAATTATACGCTTGGGGCTATTACTAAGGCGCCAGGTGTTGTTTTTACTCATCCTGTTGCTCCGTCGGCCGGGCTATCAATTGGTCAGGTAGTTGAAAATCTGCAATTCTTGACGCAGAATTGCATCGAACCGGTCAAGGCACATCGACCTGATATGTTCTTGACTAATACATTTAGGCCTAGCGGTATAGGCAGCCCTACTAGTCAGCATCCAAAAGGCATGGCCTGCGACATGCAGTTTTCTAGGGCTAAGAAACCCGATTACTTTACTATTGCACAATGGATTAGAGATAATGTTTCCTATGATCAGTTACTGCTTGAATATAAAACAACAGGAAGCAAACTTCCGTGGATACATTTAAGTTTCAATAAGGCAGGAAATCGCGGGCAAGTAATGACGTTTATGAATGATAAAAAATACTCAAACGGTTTAGTAGATTTGTCTGGAACATAAGTTAGGCTCCGGCAGGGGTAAAGATGCATAGCACTTGCGTAGATGAAAGGTCTGCGATAGATCGGCAACAACTAAACACGCCCTGGGGAGGTTGTCGCAAAAAGGCTGAATACTCGGCCTTTTTGTTTGAGCACAGTATCAGTTGACGCACTGTGATAGAAATGTTATTATAGAAAGTGTTACACACTTTTAATTTCTTAACGGAGTTTTTATGTCAATGCATCTAGTCCAACCTTCTCTTTCTACTACTGGTAAAAAGAAAGGTAAGAAAAAACACAAGTCTGCCGAAGCTGCTGCACGTTCTCGCGAACTCAATGCAAGTTGGGAAGCACTGAAAAACTCTTACGGAGTTTCTACCACTTCGAAGAAGAAATCAAAAGATAATAGCGTTTATAATCCCCCAAAGCTCCGCTATCGCGGACAAGAGTTGCTCAAAGCACCGAGTCTTTGTAATGGAGTCGGATCGTGCGCAAAGCAAGAAACACCTGTATATTCTGGCGATGCTATGATTGGTATTGGTCAACTACATAAGAGCAACAGTGTTCCGATTTTCAAACAAGAAGATGCTGTTGATATCGCGCGAATGCGTCGATAACATAAAGTATTAACTCGACTGTTTTTACATCGGTAAATAAATCTATGAGAACATTATCATACGAAAAGTTTATTGCATATCTTGCGTTGTTCAGCGGTCTTTCCCTATCTGCAGTTGCGGCCTACTATTCTGTTGCAGGCCTAATGGTGATATTTGCTGCTGCCGCAGTTCCGGTAATGATCATGGGTGCCGTGTTAGAACTAAGCAAGTTAGTTGCAACAGTTTGGTTAAAACAGAACTGGGAAATATCACCGTTTAGTATGAAGGCTTATTTACTGGTTGCTATTTTAGTCTTTATGCTAATCACTAGTATGGGAATTTTTGGCTTTTTAAGTAAAGGCCACTCTGATCAGGCAGTTCCTACGGGAGAAGTATCTGCACAAATTTCGATTGTTAATGATAAGATCTCTACACTGCGAGAAAACATAGAAGCCGCTAAACAGCA